TGAGAAACTACCGCAGAGACTACGATGAGAAGCGTAAGATATTCTATGAAAGACCACTACACGATTGGTCTAGTCATGGCTCTGATTCTTTCCGTTACTTAGCCCTTGGATTGGATGAAGGTCATTCAACATGGTCTAAGCCGATTAACCAAACTCCGAAATGGATTGTCTGATGTATGTATCAATGCAAGGGGTAAATCTAGCCCCTAAAGTAAAAGAACTTGAATTACGTCTTGAAATGTTGGAAAATGTGGTAAAAGCATTACAATTGGACAAACCCCGAATGGGTCGCCCTCCAAAGGACAAACATGGAACAGAACGAACTGAAGTCAATACTACAGTCAGAGATTGATGATGCAATTGGCTTTATTGAAAGTGAAACTGTTGAACAACGCAAACAGGCTTTGGAGGCTTATCTACGACAGCCATATGGTAATGAAGTTGAGGGTAAGTCTCAAATCGTTACTGGAGAAGTGGCAGAAGCGATAGATGGTGCGCTACCTAGCTTAGTTCGTATATTTACAGGCTCAGACAATATCGTAGTCTTTGAGCCACAAGGCCCAAGGGATGAAGCCTCTGCAAAGCAAGCTACTGATTACTGCAATTGGGTTTTCAATCGTGATAACGCTGGTGTAGCCATTCTGCATGATTGGTTCAAAGATGCCTTGATGCAGAAGAACGGCATCGTTAAGGCTTATTGGGAAAACAAAGAAGACATTACCAAAGAGCGTTACTTTGACTTGTCTGATGACGAGTTAGCAATGCTGATGAGTGATGAGACTATGGAGATTGTCGAGCAAGATACGACAGAACTTCCTATCATTGACCCAATGGGACAGCCAGTTGTTGACCCTATGGGTATGCCTGTGATGAGTGCTACACACAATGTTGTGGTGCAACAAAAGAAAAAGTCAGGCAAAGTCACGATTGAGAATGTTCCTCCAGAGGAGTTCTTGATTAGCAAGAAGGCTAGAACTATTGCTGATAGCCCATTCGTAGCCCACAGACAGATGTTGACTCGTAGTGACTTGGTTGCTATGGGTTTTAACAAGAAACAAGTTGAAGGCTTACAGATGGATGATGCTTTGGCTTATACGCCAGAGCGAGTGGCTCGTTACTCTGCTGGTGAGCAACCTTACCAAACGCAGACAGATGACCCATCAATGCAAGAGATTGAGGTCTTTGAGTGTTATGTCAAAACTGATATGAACGGAAAAGGCATTGCTGCTCTGACTCAAGTCTTTTACGCTTCAAATGAGATTCTGCAAGATGAGGATGGTAAGGAGATGGTTGAGGAAGTGGACTATGTTCCTTTCCACTCAATCTGTCCTATTCCAATTCCGCACAAATTCTTTGGTAACTCACTAGCTGACAGAACAGTTGACCTACAGTTAATCAAGACTACTATCACTCGTCAGATGTTGGATAACTTATATCTGACAAACAATGCTCGTGTGGTTGCGGTGGAAGGTCAAGTAAACCTTGATGACTTGCTGACTTCTACTGCTGGTGGTGTTATTCGTGCCAAGTCACAAGGTGCTGTTCAACAGTTAGTTGTTCAGAACGTGGCTAATCAGGCTTTCCCAATGCTTCAGTATCTGGACACAGTACAGTCTAAGCGTACTGGTGTTAGCGATGCTTCACAAGGTTTAGACCCTGCTATCTTGCAGAACGTGACTGCTGCTGCGGTTGCTTCAATGCAACAAGCTGGCGCAGGTAAGATTGAACTGATGGCTCGAATCTTTGCTGAGACAGGTGTTAAGTCTTTGTTCCAAGGCATCTTGCACTTGCTCTGTAAGTATCAGGACAAGGCTCGTATGGTGCGTATGCGTGGTGAGTTCGTAGAGTTTGACCCTAGAACATGGGCTAACCAATATGATGTTTCCATCAACGTAGGTCTGGGTGCTGGAAACAGACAAGAACAGATGGCTATGTTGTCTATGGTTCTTGCTAAACAAGAGCAACTGATTGCTCAGTATGGCCCTGCTAACCCTTACGTTTCACCTGCTCAGTATCGTGGCACATTGGGACGCATGGTTGAGATTGCTGGCTTTAAAGATAGTGCTGAGTTCTACAAAGCGATTACGCCAGAGCAAGACCAAGCGTTAAGCAATCCTCCTCCACAACAACAACAAATGCCTCCAGAAGTTCAAGCAATTATGGCTAGGACTCAGGCTGAGATACAGTCTAACCAAGCCAAAGCACAAGCTGACATTCAGTTGAAGCAACAGCAACAACAGATTGACATGGAGATGGCACAACAGAAGGCTGTTCTTGAAATGCAGATGATGCGTGAAAAGGAAGCTGCTAAGTTGCAATTAGAGCGTGAGAAACAACAGGCTTACTTTGCAATGAAGCAACAAGAGTTTGAAGCAGAAGCACAATTGAAAGCAATGAAGATTGGTGCTGGCATTACATCTAACGTAGAAATTAGGGGTTAAACATGGCAGTTACTAATCAAGAGTTGTTTAACATCTTCCTTGAAAATCCGAATATGTCGGATTCACAGATTGTTTCTTTGATGGAGACAAGAGGGATTAGTCCTGAGCAAGTTTCTTCTACATTTAACATTCCTGTTGGCGAAATTGCTGCTCGTGTAGCTGATGTTATTCCTCCTAATCAAGCTGTATTGCTTGGTGATACCTATGTCCAAGCCGTTAACCAAGTAACTGGTTCTGGTCAAGACCAACAAATTGGTGGGCTAGAGAATGTCATTACCTATAAAGCAGGTGAAAACCAAGCTGGTGGTGGCTATCAACAATACACACCTACTGGTGAACTTCAGAGAACTGGTGTTCAACAAGAAGTTAATGCTGGTCAAGACTTTCTAAAGTTTTTAGGAGGTTCTGCTCTTTTATTTGGTGGACTAGGTGGTGGTTTTGATAGTCTATTTGGTGACCCTGCTGTTGGTAATGGTGCTTTCTTAGGTGAAGGTGTAGCTTCTGGAATTCCTGCATGGGATGCTGCTTATGTAAATGCTGGTGGAATATTAAATCCTGCATTTGCTTTAGGCGCAGATGGTTTGGTAGGAACGCCCTTAGTTACGCCTCCAGCAACAACTACCCCAATAACAACCACTACACCTCCAGTAACTACAACTCCAGTAACTACCCCTCCTGTTGTCACGCCTCCTGTAGTTACACCTCCTTTTGTTACTCCGTCAATTACTGATGTTATTAAAACAATTGCGCCTATCGCAGTTCCAGCAATACTTGCTACTACTCTAACTCCTAAAACTACTGCACCAACTGGCTTTGATATTGTTCCTATTCCAACAGACTGGAAGACACCTAATAAGCCAACGACTGCGCCATATACTGCTTTGTCACCAATTAACTTTGGTACTCGTGACTTGTTAAAAGGTACGCAATTTGAAAGATTCCTAGACCCTAACTATGGTCAAGTGCCAGAGCCAGTACAGTATTCACAACCATCAAACCTAAGTTATAACGACTTAATGAGTATCTTGGGTAGCAAGCAAGGTATGCCATCAGCAAGCAGTTTGTCTATCAACGATATTATTTCTGGAATACAAAACCAATATGGACAAGCAAATCGTAGCGCAATGGGCTAAAAACTTACTAAATGATGACTTTTTCAAAGAAGTATTAAATAACTTGAAAAACGAACAGATTAGTGTAATAATTAACACAAGTGCAGAAGAATGTGATAGGCGTGAAGACGCTTATCGGCACATTAAGACTTTAGAACTAATTACAGGACACCTAGAAGGTTTAGCCTCGGAAACTGTGATTAGGGAAAAGAAGTGGAAAATATTGTAATTCTGTAGCCTATAGGCTACACCTCCGTCCAGAAGGTTTCTGGCGATTATTGAGATGACAAATGGAAAACACCAACCCTCAAGGGAGTGAAAGCCTAGATGTAAACCAAGCTGCTTCAGCGTTTGAAGGCATGATGGGTGAATCTGAGGAAGCCGAACAAGGCCAAGCCGAAGGTCAACCAGAGTACCAACAAGAGACTGATGAAGTTGAGTACGCAGAGGAATCTGACGAGCCAAAGCCTAGATATAAAGTCAAGGCATCTGGTGAGGAAGTCGAAGTAGAACTAGACGAACTTATCAAAGGTTATCAACAAGGTGCGGACTACACTAAAAAGTCTCAGGCTCTAGCTGAACAACGTAAGGCGATTGAAGCTGAACGTAGTCATTTAGAGTATGTTAAACAAGAGCGACAGGCATACGCCCAGAAGTTGCAAGCGTTGGATAGCTTCCTTACGCAGCAAAATCAGGGTGTGGACTTAGAAGTTTTAAAGGAAACAGACCCTATCGGTTATGCGGTAGCGGTAGCTGAACAGAGTCAGCGTGAGAAGCAGTTAGCAGTAGTCAGGAATGAACAGCAACGCATTGCCCAACAGCAACAAGCCGAGCAACAAGCCTCTCTGCAAGCGCACTTACGCACAGAATCTGAGAAGCTAGTTACTCTGATTCCTGAGTTAGCGACACCACAGGGTGATGCGGTTCGGAAACAAATCCGTGACTATGCGAAATCTGTAGGTTGGACTGACCAAGAACTTAGTTCCGTGTATGACAGTCGTGCTGTGCAGACCTTGTATAAGGCAATGAAGTATGAGCAACTTCAAAAGAGCAAACCAGAGTTGAATAAAAAACTCCAGTCTGCCCCTAAGATGATGCGTTCTGGTACTTCAGTTCCCCAAGCTAGGTCTTCACAAGATAAACAGGTTATGCAGAGGTTGCGTGAAACTGGAAAAGTTACTGACGCAGCTAAAGCATTTGAACGATTCTTTTAAATTTTGGAGTTTTAAATTATGGCTACCTATCAAACATATACCGCAATCGGTATGCGTGAAGACCTTTCGGACGTTATCTACTCGATTTCACCAACAGATGTTCCATTTATGTCTTCCATTGGCAAGACTAAAGCAACTGCTGTTTACCATGAGTGGCAAACGGACTCACTTTCGGCTGCGGTTTTAACGAACTACACAGTTGAAGGGGCCACGGCATCTGATGCCACTATGTCTCCAACAACTCGTGTTGGTAACCGCACTCAGATTGCACAGAAGACTATCAAGATTTCTGGCACTTTGCAGTCTGTCGATAAGGCAGGCCGCAAATCTGAAAAAGCCTATCAACTTGCTAAAGCATCGGCCGAAATTAAGCGTGACATGGAGACTTCATTGTTGAGCAATCAAACTGCTACCAATGGTGATTCTTCTACTGCTCGTAAATTGGGTGGTCTGCAAGCATGGTTGGCTTCTAACTATGATGGTGGTACTGATGGCGTTGCTGGTGCTTCTGGCACTACTGCTCGCACCAACGGCACAAACCGCACTTTCACAGAGACTCTCTTGAAGACTGTTATCAAAGAAGTTTACGCTTCTGGTGGCAATCCTAAAGTTTTGATGGTCAACCCTGCACACAAGCAATTGGTTTCAGCTTTTGCTGGTATCGCTGCTCAGCGTTTCATGGCCCCATCTAATACCCCTACCACTATCGTGGCGGCGGCCGATGTTTACCTGTCAGATTTCGGAACTGTGAGCGTTGTTCCCAACCGCTTTATGACTTCTACCAACACTTGCGATGAAGTTGCGTATGTGCTTGACCCTGACATGGCTGCTGTTGCTTACTTGCGTCCTTTCCAGACCAACGAGTTGGCTGTAACTGGCGACAATGAATCCACACAGTTGTTGGCTGAGTACACTTTGGAAGTTAAGAACGAAGCTGCTCACGGCATCATTGCTGACTTGACACCTTAATCTGGTGTAACCCAAAAAATGCCTCAGACTTAAACCTCTGGGGCATTTTCTTTTCTACTCAAACTGATAGAATTGACGTATGGAAAACTTTAGACAAACTGCTGTTCATGCCGATGGTGAGGGTGGCATCGTTATTCAAACTCGTCAGGATGTTTCTGACATTGTTGAGCAGAACAAAAAAGAATATAACTCGTATGACGAGAGAGCAAGATGGTCTGACCAACTGTTTGGCAATAAGGTTGCGTCTATTCCAATGACAGTTATTGATGACCTAAACAAAGCTGGCATCATGCGTGGTTTTGCTGTTCTTGATGACAAGCGTTTTGCTGCTTGGTTAAATGACCCAATGAATCGTGCATGGCGCACAAGAACAGGAGTGGTATGAGTTTCGCAACATACTCTGATTTAAAGACCTCGATTGCCAACTATTTGGCTCGGTCTGATTTGACTACTCAGATTCCCGACTTTATTACATTTGCTGAGAATCGTCTACGCAGAGAATTGCGTATTCGTCAGATGCTCAAGTCTGTAACAACAGCGACAGTATCAGGT